GATTGGCGATACATATCGTGTGATATGTGGAGGCTAGATAAGCTAAGTAAAGCATACGAAATAGAGGATGAGATTATTAATAAGCTAGACAATGGCTCGGCTAAAGCCTCGCCCGCGGGTTGCACTAATAATCTTATAAGCTTTATAGAAGATGTAATGGATGAGAGAGAATACAAGATCGTATACGACTATGTATGGCAAGGCCGTAGCATGGCTGCTATAGGTGAAGAGCTTGGGTATACAAGGGTAAGGATATGGCAACTGTATAAGAGAGGATTAGATAAGTTGAGAGAAGCATGTGGTGATAGTCAAGAACGCTATATAGATATGTTCATCGGAAAGGATGAAGAATATCATGAAAGCGTAGAAGACAAAGAAACGAAGGGCGAGCGAAGCGAGCCCATTAAAGGAGAAAGAAGATTATGAAGAAGACGACATATAAGGCGATAAAGGATAGAGACATAGAGACGGTGATGTGGGATTTGGTAGATGAAGCATTGAGAGAATTTAATTTAAGTAATAGTTGTAAGATAGGTAGACAAACATTTAGTAATATATTAAGTACACTGAGCCAAATGGAGATGTTGAGGAGAAGGAGAGAAGATAAGAATATAGATAAGGAGATGGAGAGAGAAGAATATGAGATGAGCAATTGGTTGAAGGTAGTGAAGAATTAGAGAGAGAGGTTAACCCGCTCGCTATCGCTCGCGGGTATTTAAGATTAAGAGATTAAGATTATAGAGATTAAGATTATAAGATTATTAGATTAGTATAGAGAGATTAGTTATTTAGATAGTGAGATATATAGAGAGCATCGACATATCTTATCTATAAAGAAGAAAGAAGTAAGGGAAAAGGAAAAGAGAGAAAGAGAGATATAGAGAGAGAGATACTGAGGGGGTACCCTTAGATATATAAGTATACAAATATATACTATACCCCCTCAAATATTTGCCCCCCATTTTTCCAACATGTTTTAACAAAAGGATGATACACCATTAACGACGCATTAAAAACAATACTTGAGGATCCCCTCAGTTTCATTAGCCGCTTGCGCATCATTAACAAAAAAGGTGAGATGACAAACCTGCGGCCCACTGATGAGCAGATGACCATGTTCGCAGAGCTAGAGAAAGAAGACGACCTATTGGTCCTTAAGCCCCGTCAAATAGGTTCAACGACCTTTGTGTCGGCTTGGCTGTTCTACAAGTGGTACACGGCTGATAAGCCCATTACAATCACTGTGCTGTCCCATAAGCTGTCCAGTGCCAAACACATCCTGTCGATGTATAAGATGTTCTACAATACCCTACCGGCCCAGCTAAGGCGCCCCCTTGTTGTAGAGAACACAACCGAGATGACATTTGCAGATACAGGAGCAAAGGTTATGGCTGTGTCAGCAGAAGGCAAAGGTGGCTTGCGCTCCTTCACCTGTAACTACTTACACATTTCAGAATATGCTTTTGCCCCTAACCCAGAAGAATTAAAAGCAACAGCCATTGGCGCCCTGAACGGCAACATGCTTATTATTGAATCAACAGCAAACCATTATGGTGATGCCTTACACACAGAAGTAATTAAAGCCAAGCGTGGGGAAGGCGGATGGAACATGCTATTCTTTCCTTGGTTTGAACACGAAGAATATGCTGATGAATATCCAGAAGGCTGGGAACCCTTAGACCCCAACTATCAAGTTCAATGGGGATTAAACACACACCAGATGTATTGGCGAGCAACGATGATGCACCGCCTTGGAGCAGAAAAGTTTCGGCGCGAATATCCGGGCTCCCTTGATGAAGCCTTCGCTCAATCAGGCAACGCTTACTTCTCTGACGATGATCTGCGTTATGTTGAAATAGCGAACATTGATGCGGAAAATAATAAGGTTCATATCTTTTCAGAACCTGAACCTGACATGGCTTATGGCATGGGGGTTGATGTTGCATCCGGTCGGGGTGGTGACTATTCTGTTATAACGATAATGGATAAACAATCCTACACACCTGTATGCATGTATCGTTCAAATACCATTAGCCCTGTGGCCCTTGCGGATAAGGTTGTTGAATTGGCAACCAAGTATAACAACGCTCGTGTGCTTGTTGAGGAAAACAACTGGGGTCTTCCTGTTCTTAATGAACTGCGCAATAGAAACTATTTCCAACTATGGGAAGGGAAAAAGTCGCGCAACTGGATTACAACCACAAAGTCAAAGATTCAAATGTTTGAAGAACTTAAGGCGCTGCTTGTTGAGGGTGTGCTATGCCAGATGGATTCTATTACATATACAGAATTAAGATCATATCAAATTGATTCACGGGGCTTGGCGCCTCATGTGCCTGATAACCTTGACCACCATGGTGATGCTGTTATCGCGCTTGCGTTGGCTTGTCAGTGCCTTAAGCAAGTTTCATTCTCAACCAAGGCCCATCTTCCAGATTGGATTGTTTCGCGTCGTGTAAAGAAGATTCACGGTAAAGCGTTGGGCATGAAAGAAAGACGATACTGATTTAACATTACCACATATTATAAGAGGAACTTATTCACATGGCTGAGATAACACAACAAGAGAAAGTGCATTTGGTTCGTGCTGTCCTTACGGATCACGAATCATTATGGGAACAACGACAAACAGATATGCGGCGCTATAAAGCTGCTTACATGACAGATTTCTATAAAGAAAGAAATGCATTTGATGATGGAGCACAACTGCGTGTTGAGACATCTGATGCGTATAACTATATTGAAGGATTCATTGCTTCGCTATTCTCTAAGGCACCCGCTGTTGAAATCGGTGGGGATGTTCAGGGTAAAGGAAACAAGGCCCTTGTTAAAGAGATATCAAACAGATTCTTGTTTGACCAGAAGACGCAATTAGAATTGGCTTCGCGCCTTGCTTTGATTTATCCTAACGCATTTATTAAATTGTATCCAAGACATTCAGAGAACCTGCTTGACCAAGTGGGTATCCGTGCTTGTTCTCCTTGGGAGGTTATTGTTGATCGCGATGCCAATGTATGGGAAGAACAAAGATTCATTGGTCACATCTATTGGGAAAATATTGCTGAAATGAATCAGCGTTTCGGAAGAAAGAAATGGATCCCTGTGAAAAAAGAAAACTATTTTAAACCAGCGTCAACCCGTGAAGACCCTTATGATCAAGTTACATCCGTGCCTGATTCATTTATGTATTGCAAGGTTGTTGAGCTTTATGACTTCGTTAATGGCAAGCTTTATTTCTGGACACCGAATATTCAGAACACTGACCGCCTATTGGAGGAAACAGATATCCCGCTTGAATCAGCGGATGGTACACCTGTCTCACCAATCATTCCACTTTACTATTCCCGTGTGCCGGATCAACCCCTTGATGGCATCTCAGCTATGAAGCGTGTGTATGATCAGGTCTATGAGAAAAACATTTTGCGGTCATTTTGGGCCAATGCTGTTCGTCGCGATACCCGACAATTTCTTGTGAGAGAAGGTGCTATCGATGAAGAAGCGTTGGCGAAGATTACTGCGGGGGTTGATGGCGCCATGATCCCTGTCGATACAGAGAACCTCGCGGGTGTTATCTCCGTTGTGCCGTCAGTCCCCATATCTTCGAACCATGACAGGTATCTGCAACAGATTGACGCAGACCTTGCTAAGGGTTCAGTTATGGCACCATTCACTAGAGGTGAAGCAACAAAGTCATCGGCAACAGAAGTTGCTGCCCTTGCGCAGTATACTGCATCCGAGATTGGTCGGCTTGCTCGTGAGCGTGACATGATGATTGAAGAAATAAGTGAACGATATATTCAAGCACTGGCTCTTATCGCTGGTGATGATAAAGAGATCGTTCTCGTTGATGGTGTGCCTGAACTGGTTACACCTGATAAGATTACAGGCAAGTTTAAATATACTGCTTTGGATCAAGCATCAACACCTATCGCTGAATCAGTTCGACGACAGCAGTTACTACAACTGGTTCCTGTCTTATCTAACTTGGGTGTGGAACAATGGAAGATTCGTGATGAGGTTATTCGTTTATTCGATCTTCCTCGTTCATTCTCGGAGACACCAGAAGTTCAAGAAGAGATTGGCCCTCGCTCAGGTGGGATGCCAGCAGGTCGCCCTGATGGGGCACCTTATGAGAACAGGCCAGATTCCCCAGAGATGGCTGTCGCAAAACAATTGGGTAGCGGACGAGGCATTAAGCTTCCGCCCTTTGGATCCGGACCGGGTATGACTTGATGCCTATATATATTTGTATATGCAAAGATTGCGAAACTGAAAAAGAAGTTTTGCAGAAGGTCAATGATCCCCTGCCGGATTGCGAAGAATGTGGGAAACAAACAGAAAAAGGAATTGCCAAGTCCAACTTCATCCTTAAGGGTGCGGGTTGGTATAAAGATGGCTATGGATTGGGAGCGAAGTAATGCCAGTATTTGCATTTAGATGTATTGAATGTGGTTCAAAGTTTGAGAAACTTATGAAGCATTCAGAAAGAGAAACTTTTGTCGAGAACAATGTATGTGGTTGTGATGGGGAACTTGTTGTCGGTATGACAGCACCAGCACGAACACAAGGCAGATGGGGCGACAACACAGGAACATATGGGGTTAATGGATGTTTCGATCCACAACTTGGCGCCGTATATTATAATAGCATGGAGCGTGAAGCTATCATGCGGGAGAAAGGTTTGATCCTCGAATCCGATCTTGGAGATAGACATGCTGTCGACGATCAACTTCGTGCGCAGATGTCTGAGGATAAACATTTGGATCAGTTAAGTAAAACTTATAAGTCCAAGTTGATGGAGCATGGTACCACTTATGGTGGCGCCATCAAAGCGATTACAGAAACATTACCGGCATCTGATATGCTAAAGGAGAGCTAACATGGCTTATGAAGAACTAGAGGTGGCGCCAGAAGTGGCTCAGGGAACTGAGGCTGTGGCCGTTGCCGAAGACGAAATGGTTGGTGAATTCCAGCCGCGTGGTAACTTTAAGAAGAAACCACTTAATACTTTGGTTGTGCAGACAACCAAGATGCAGCCGTTGTTTGGACTGAAAGGAGATTATCCTAAGTTTAAAGAAGACCAAACAGAACTGCCGATTGAATTCGTGAGGTTGCTGCTTATGTTTAAGCAAGCTATCGACGACGCAATCACACAAGATATTGTCGATGAGGATTCCACATTTACTATGGAAGAGATCACCGATGATTCATCAGTTAAAATTCTTGCTGGAAAACTTGGAAAGGTTGTCCGTGATAAGAAGTTTAAAAAGTTCCTGTCTGAATCAGCACCGACAGA